ACGGTCGCGCTAGTGATGGCGTTATTAAATTTCCCGAGACTCGAGTCATCGACATCGAAACCAAGGCCCACCAAAAATGATTTTATGATATCGCCGCTCATGCATCGTTCGCCTTCTTGCGCCTATTTTCATTTTCTATTCGAACGTCGAGTGCATCGTTCATTTTTGCGATATCCTCTAAGTCTAAAGTACAATCCTTAAGGCTTTCATATTTGCAAAGACCCTCTAATACCGGGCGCATTAACCAATCTTCTTCACTCCCCATCATGACCAGTTGCACTGGTCTTTTAGTCTCTCCCCCGCTGCTTACGAACTTTGAGGGAGTACGGCGAAAAAACCAGAGAGATTAAACATAAATGCCCTCCCTGCAACTTGAAGTAAAATTGGAAGTTCCAAATCCTGCATCATAATCATTTGGTCATTAGCAATCTTGGCCCAGTTTCCGGGGCCGCCTTGTTTAATTTCAACGGATGAAAGAAGGGAAAATAGGACCTTATCTGAATCGTCATCAGAAAGTTTCGACAAACCCGTCATTATGGGGGTTACGAATTTTGCAATCTGCTCAAGTTTCTCACCCTCGGACGCTTCGCCTAGTTTGGTGATACTTTTCACGTCTTTCATCGCCGGAAGCATGTCGGCTAGAATGGGCGCAATACGACGCACCAAATGGAATTGTTTCATGGCCGGGATTTTACTCATTTTAAATTCCCGGCCGCCAATTGAAAATTCATTGCTCATAAATTACCTACTGGCCCGCCCCCAAAAGACTATTGGCTTTAATACCGTCAAAAGTCCACTCCATCATGCCCGCTTCTTTTGCGTAAGTAATGGTGGGCTTCTTTTTAAAAGCTGCCGATTGAATAACCGTGTAATCGTTACGGCCCGTATCGACGATGGTGAAAACGTTTTGTCCCCAAACAGCCGAGCTTGCGCTTTGAAGATCATACATCACCATAAGCGCTGCATTAAGAGGCGAGGTTTTCAAAAGACGAACCGTAAGTGTGCAGGCATCGCTTGCAATAAGTGAGTGCTGCCCTTTACCGTCGGCGCCGATGGTCATGACGTTTTTGTCTTCAGAGGCCTCAATCGTGATGCCTTCTTCGGCGGCTGCAGCCCCCGCCGCGAGATTAAAAATCCCGCCCGGTCCTTCGATTGAACAGTTTACATTAAGAAATGAATAAACCATGTGTCCCCCTTTTAGCGATTGACCGTGACGAGTACGTCAACAGTTTGAATAGCCCCTGCAAGTTTTATCGCAACTTGGATAGGCGGCGACACGCGTGTTTCGCGGTCGGCTTGTGATTGCAGCGCAATCGGTTGCGCGTAAATGTAGTAACCCGTTTTTAGATATTGGCCTTGAGCCAAGTTTCCGAAGCCGGGAGCATTCCACACGCCGGGAGCCACGAGGCCGTTATTCACGGCCTCCTCGCAGTCTCCTGCGATGACGTTAACGAGTTGGTTAACGCCTGCGTCCGTTTGCGGAATCTTGGTGGGGCTTGTGTAGAGCGCATTATAGACATCCGTTTGCACTGCATTTTGGAACCAATTGAGGCCGAAGGTTTCATCGAAGAAACGCGGCCCGCTCATGACACCATTTTGCACAATCGCGGTGTCATTCACGTATTCGACAAACACGTTGCAGCGTTTAGCGGTCAGAACCTGTGCCTGATTTTCAGTCAAGTTCTCAGCATCAACGCCGGGCTCTTGTTTGTACATCATGGTGATGGTTGAATTCGAGGCTGCGAAATTTACCGTAAAGGCGCGCCCAAAGAAGCTTGCAATCGCATAGGGGGTGAAGCTGCTATATTGAATCAGCGATTGAATGTAGCCACCTGCCACCATCTGCGAAGCGAGATCGGTGGTTGAGAGTGAGCTAAGTGTTGCCGTCTCTTGCGTCGTGACGCCAAAAACTCTTGTGATAGAGAGTGCTTCAATGAAGCCGCAGACCGCGATATTTTGGCTATCTGTAATCGATGCGGTCGAGGCAAACATTAGGCCATACCAAGCGCTAGACAAATTCGCCAAAACCGAGGCACATTGAACAGGGCTTTCGGCGGCATAGCCCGGAATGAGTGCAAGAGAGGTACTTGCCGTCAACCCAAGTAGCGACGATATGTCAGTGCCTGACCCTGGTGCTGTTGCGTATCCAACCGAGCTTGCAGCAACGCCGCCCGCTAAATCCCCACCAGAGATCGTAATCGCCGAACTGGACTTGGCGAGGGTGAAGCTATTTCCGGCCGTTCCGATTTGGTAATACGTGACCGTAAGAACCGTTCCGACAAGGGAGTAAATACCCTTCACCAAATTGGTGTCCACGGATGCTTGCAAGAAATTTAAAAGATTAGTTGCGGTCGCAGAGGGCGATCCGCCGATGAGAACTTGGCTTCCGGTGGGGCCGCTTGCAACAAACGTGATGGCCGTACCGCCGATGGTAACGGTATCACTTGCCGAGGGATTAGAGGCAAAAGTAATAGTGCCCGAGGCCGCAGCTCCCGCACCCGTGGTGTTACTGGTGATGATAAATTGTGAGCCGTTCCAGGTGCAAACGCCGCCAGTTAAGGCGCCGTTGATGATGGTCGCAACACCATTAAGATTTGTGGCGCCCGAAAAGTTTAGGCTCGCCGGCGTTTTTGCTACGCCATCGATTGTGATATCAAAACCGCCGCTCGTGATGGAAGTGAAGATGGATAGCGCTTGCTGGGCCGCCGTTAAGATTGCACCATCGTTTAGCCCTGCGGTTGCAGTCGCAAGCCAGCGACCAATCATAAGGCTCGTGGGTTGCGGAGTTTGTCCAAAGTAAAGAGCAGCCGCTAGATACTCAGGAGCGGTGAGCCCAAAGTCCGAGGCCACGGCTTCAATTGAAGCGTAGCTGCGAAGGCGCTCCTCGCCATTGATGACGTTCGAATCGCCCGCAATCATGAGCGTTCCAAAGGAGCGGCCCGTGACGGCACTTGGCGAGAGGTTTACGGTGACATTGACTAAATCAGATACCGATAGCGACATAATTAAAATCCTTTCAGTGAGCAAACAAGTGCTCGGGTTGCGCTCTCAGTCGAGCCAGAAACTATTTGAAGAAAGTTGATGCCTTGAAAATCTTTGGGGTCAATCGCGCAGTATTGACCTTGCGCAACGGTATAGGATAATTTCGTCCCTGACGTGGTGCTGTAGACAGGAACGAAAGTGCCCGTCGCGGTGCTGCACATCAAAAACGTAAGAGTGGTGCCGGTGAAAGTTGTAGGTAGCAAAACCCCGCACAAAACAAGGCCGCCACAATTGATAACACCACTAGTTGCCGTGGTTGCGGGAATTGACGCTGCGTAGTTGGGGTTGAAATTCCCTTGGTAGCCCGAAACATATAGACCCATAAAAATCTCCTTATAAAATCTCTGGCGCCTGCCAGTTTAATAAATATTCTTCATTCCCGATGAATGTATGAATTGTACCCTTCGCCGATACAATTGAAAGTACCGGGTACAACCTTTCAGTCTCGCGGCGCAGAAATACGCTCGCCTCATACCTGTCGAACCATCTCTCATTGATAAGCTCGGGCACACGCAGCGCGCGCGTCACTTCCACAAAGCCCATGGTGGCACTGCGAAGCGCCTCTAAATTCTGCTGAATTTGAAAACCATCACGCACCAACTCATATGTCTCAAGGGCATTGGGGCCGTGGAAGCCGCAATTAAGCTCGATGAGCGCATGGCGCTGATAACTTGTCGAGCCATCAGGATTCATTCCAGTGTAGCCGTTCGCATCGGGCTTGCTGTCGCCAATGCCGAAAGAAACCCAATCAACATTGATGTCGGGCTGCTTTGGCGGGGCTTGTTGAAATTTCGGCCGAACTAATGGCCCTGAAATTTCAGAAAGACCGACCAAGACAGTTTGCAAAAACTGCTCAAGGGTAAGTTTACGCGGAATGGGCGTAGTAAAGCTTGGAACTAAGTAGCCGCCCGAGGCGCTGTTATTTTGTGTCATGCCGGCGGCTCCGCAACACAAGTACCTTCCGTAAATCCTTCGCCCCAATTAGTCCAATCAAAGACAAACTGGACTTGGTAGCGCTTATTTCGAAAAACTAAAATGTCAGTGTACTGGCCCGGAGCCGACGCCACGATAGGGCCTTTAATCCAGAAACTGGAAACGTCTGCCACCCTCAAAGCTTCCGGCAGTCTTTGCAGGGCCTTTCCAGTCGCCGGTTGAACAGAGCCAACAGTCATCACGCAGACTTCTTTCAGAATATTTTCACCAAAAGAATTCACCGCAGGTGCGCGGCTAATGTGCCCAACGGGATCGATAAAATCGGGGTCCCCCAAAAGCTCATTCACATTTACTTGAGCCATTTAGAGGCCGCCTTTATTCACCACGTAGGTGATGGCATTTCGCATTTGTCCTGTGACGAGCAAGGCTTTGGTGCCTTTAAAGCCCGCAGCTTTTCGTGCAACAAGCGTGGAATCTGCGGGCTCTTTAATCCCCTCTTGCGAGTTGATGGCTTTTTTTACAGCGACAGAGGCGATGATGCCTGCGCGCTCGTAGTATGTATAAAGGGCTTGCATGCCTTTTGATAAAGCGTTTTTGGTTGCAAGCTTAAATTGTTCTGCAATTTGCTCTTGAGCGTTTCTGATGCCAATTGCCATGACAGGACGCGCGGGAATGTTGTGCGCAGGTGAGCCGAAATTATTGATTGCAAGCAAAGTCGCATTATTGATTTCATCGCCTTGTCCAGTCTCATCAGCTTTGCGAGAGGTATCTGTTTCTGGGATACCGACTAGCACCGCATCGTGCTTGAATGATTTCACCACATCGTTAAAGTCTTTGGTGAAATCAGAGGTAACGGTAAATTTCGGCTTCATACGAAACCTCTTGCACTTCGCCAGTCTGAATTGCTATACCGGAGCGTATGAAGTTTTGGGAAAAAGTTTATAAAACGAATTATTGCTGGAATTGGAAAGGCCATATTACCGACAAGGGATATGGAGCGTACTTTACTAAAAATAAACGAATTCTTGCCCATCGTTTTTCTTATAAGTTTAAAAAAGGCCGCATTCCTAAAGGTCAGGTAATTGACCATCTTTGTAGAAATAGGGCCTGCGTAAATCCTGACCATCTTGAGGCAGTTACTCATCGAGAAAACATCCTTAGAGGTATCGGCACGGGGGCAAAATACGCAAAACGAACACATTGCGATAATGGCCATGAATTCAATTCCAAAAACAGTTTGATTAGGAGCGACGGCGGCAGGCGATGTATAATTTGCAGGGACGAGCGAGTAAAAATAAATGACGGGCGAAAAAGCCGATGGTCCCGAATGTCCCAAGAGCAGAGAAACAAATCTAGAGATAGACTTCGAGGTTGGCAGGAAAAACAGAGACTTAAAAAAGCGTTTCATAGTTGAATCGCTTTCGTGCCGTAAATTCGTGCTAAACGAATAAATTGGCGTCCATAATTTGTTAAATTCCAGTAACCTGCATCCTTTTCAGTTGTCGTCGCGGCATCATAGCCAACGGTCACGCCGCCAACGGTCTTAGTATTTGGGACGCCGCCGGTTGTGCCCGCCATTCCATTAGCATTT